TTGTTATACTTGTGGACAGCCGTTAAAAGACCACAAAAAAGAAGAAATAACTCTAAGAAAAACAAAAGAACTTAACGATGCATTAGCATATCAAACTGAAGTAACTGACAAATTAAACGATGCAATGTCTTCGCTTGAAGCAATAGGTAATATAAATGGAAAACCTAATACGTTTTATGAAACTGCAAAAGAAGCATATGAACATAGAAACAACGTAGATAATTTAAAACAAACTTTGTTAAATAAACGACAAGAGGAAGATCCTTATCAAAACCAAATAGATGAATTAAGTAATACTGCAATCGTAAAAATAGATTGGGAACCAGTAAATCAATTGACAAATGTTAAGGATCATCAAGAATTTTTATTTAAATTACTTACAAATAAAGATTCTTTCATTAGAAAAAAGATTATAGATCAAAATTTAACATATTTAAACAATAGGCTTACATATTATCTTGATAAATTAGGATTACCACACCAAGTTATATTCCAAAACGATTTGAATGTAGAAATTACACAACTAGGCCAAGAATTAGACTTTGATAATCTGTCAAGAGGCGAAAGAAACAGGCTAATTTTAGGTATGTCCTTTGCTTTTAGAGATGTTTGGGAAAGTTTATACCAAAGTGTTAACTTATTATTCATAGATGAGTTAATTGATAGTGGTATGGATACAGCAGGCGTAGAAAATTCTCTCAGCGTTCTTAAAAAGATGGGCAGAGAGAGGCAAAAGAATATATACTTAATAAGTCATAAGGATGAACTAGTTGGTAGAGTGAATAATGTTCTAAAAGTTGTTAAAGAAAATGGCTTTACTAGTTATGCAACGGATTTGGATATAGAATAATGGAAATAAAAAAGATTACTGTTGTTGGAGGAGGTACTGCTGGCAGTTTAGCCAGTGCTTTTTTACAAAGAGACTTTCCGCAATCAACTGTAACTCTTATTCATAGTGACAAAATTCCAAAAATAGGTGTTGGTGAAAGTTTAACACCTCACATGGCGAGTATAATAAATGGTTTAGGTGTTGATGAAAAAAAATTTATGAGAGAAACTGGCAGTATTTTCAAATACGGCAACAGTATGGAAGGATGGACAGATAGAAATGTCATTAGAAACTTTCGATGGGCATATGATATTGAGAAAAACGAGGATTGGCATAACTCTTATAATACACGACCTACAGATCTAAGAAGTATAGATGTATGGATTGATGTACAAAATAATAATCTTGCACCAGATTTATATATGTATCATCATATAAGTCCATTTTATCAATATGCAAAACAAAAAAAGATGCCTTTTGATAATGATTTTAATTATATGATGTCAACAACAGGAAATTATACCTATCATATCAATACAGAAAAAGTTGCTCCGTGGTTAATTGAAAATGTTTGCAAACCAAAAGGAGTAATAGAAAAAATTTCAACTATCACAAAAGTCAATACAGACGAAACTGGTATTAAAAACGTTGAATTAGAAACAGGTGAAGTAATTACTTCTGATATATGGGTTGATTGTTCTGGATTGTCAAGAGTTTTAATTAAAGAACTTACTCAAGAATTTAAAGAGTATGAAGCAAACATAATGAATAGTGCCTGGGTAAGTCCTTTAAAATACGATAATAAAGAAGAAGAAATTGTAAATTACACTAGAAGTATTGCAAACGAAATGGGTTGGTACTTCCATCTTCCTTTATTTGATAGGATAGGTTCAGGACAAATTTATAGTGACAAATATTTTTCTGATGAAGATGCATTAGAACATTATAAAAATATAATTGGTAATAAGAATTTAAAAGAACCAAGACTGCTAAAATGGCATCCTGGTAGATTAGAAAAACCTAATGTTGGAAATTGTTTTGCTGTAGGTATGGCCGCAGGTTTTGTTGATCCTTTAGAAGCAACAGCAATAGCAACAGGCATTGCTGGAATGAAACGTATTTCTTGGATGTTTAACAGGAATCTAGATAAAGATTACTATAACAGGAAAATGAATTATTATTTTGATGATATCGCTGAATTTATTTCTGTGCATTATACATTGAGTCATAGAAATGATAATAAATTTTGGAAAGATATGAAACAGTTAGGCAAAAAACTTAATCATGTAAATTTAATTAAAGACAAAATTTACAATGAAGCCAATTGTGTTGATAGCAATGTTGGATATGTAACCGCATTTCCTGATGCAATTTGGTTATGCCTAGCAAATAATTGGGTGAGAGATTTAAAAGATTATCCTCAAAGAAGTACACACGAACAACAAATAGAATATATTAAAAAAACTAGAGAAGAAATAAAAAAACACACAGAACAAGGATCAAAAAATAAAAGTATTTTAGACTTTTACAAAAATTTATATACAAAAGAAAACTATACCTTTAAAATGAAAACATGGCCATTATGGTTTTACCAAGAAATGTGGCAAAGCACAACAAATGAATGACACACACGATGAATTGGCACAAACTTTTTTAAATTATTTCAAAGCAAGTGAAGACTTTGAAAGAAGTCCAAGTGAAAGAACAAAAAGAACAACAAGGCGAGAACTTAGAAAAATTATTACACTAGCAAAGAAAAGGCAAGAAGAAGTAAAAGAAAAATATAATGTAGTATTAGATGATATTAGAAAAAGTCAAAAATGGCAACACAATAGTCATAAGAAGACTACATAGTATATGAGTTGGTTTTATAAAGATAAAGAAATAACAACTCTTCCAGATGACTGCGAAGGTTTTGTTTATTTGATTACTAACAAAATCAACAATATGAAATACATAGGCAAAAAACTTGCAAAGTTTAAAACAACAAAGCCACCTTTAAAAGGCAAAAAAAATAAACGCAGAGGTTACAAAGAAAGTGACTGGCGTGATTATTGGGGAAGTTCAGATCGACTGAACGAAGATGTAAAAGAATTAGGCGAAGAAAACTTTACTAGAGAAATATTATATATGTGTCCTAGTAGAGGTGTAGCAAGTTACCTAGAGGCAAAAGAGCAATTTATCCGCGGCGTATTAGAGACAGACGAATATTATAACGGAATTATAAATGTACGGGTAGGCGGCTCAAAAATTCTCAAAGAAGCATTAAGGCAATATAAGGACATTGTTTAATCGAGGTTGCTCGATTCACTTTGCGTTGTATTAAAAAAATAATACATCAGATCTAGTGTTGTCCAACAGGCTATTGCTCTAGAAAACTCCGTGCATTAGGAACGAAGCAGGAGAAGGCGGAGAAGCCGCGAAGCGGTTGCGAAGCAATGCGGTTTCGCAAATTTTTCGTCTAGTCGACGTAGGTTGGGAAAGGTCAGAGCCCATAGAGCAAGTCAAAAATACCTACTTCCGATCTCGGCTGGAATGACTCACATGAAGCGACTGAGATGATGGGACCTTGCGTAAGGTTCCGTCTGACAAGAAAATCTACATGAAACGCAAGTGCAAAGCACTTGATAATAAAGTGTTTGAGCGATAGCGAAAAACACAGTTGAACGTAGTTCAACTCTAAGTTAATAAATACATACATGAAACTCTCAGAACTAAACTTTACAACTTCTATACTATTTGAAGAGACATCTGGAAATGTTTTCAAAGATGCAAAATTTCCTTTACAAAAAGCACAGGTTATCGATCTTGGTGATATGTATACCACTGAAAAATCCGGAAAGACTTTTCAGTTTTCTATAAGTAAGGACGAAGTTTATAAATTTAACAGCAAAGCAGATGCCGAAAAAGCATTAGAAGAATTTAAAAAAGCAGATAAAAGCAAAAACAAAAATGCTTTAGACAAAATTAAAGAAAAATATAAAACACAAAAACTTGGCAGTTGGGCAAGCAAAGGATTTACAACACAACTTACTTGGGAACAAGTTAAAAGCAGAAAAGGTGTTGCTGGACTTCTTAACAATGTAAAATTTGCACGTTGGATGAGAATGCTAGGTTTCTTTGGTGTTAGTGCCATTATGTGGCAAAGTTTGTTGATCAACATTGAAACACTAAGAGATCAATACAACGAAGGCATTGAGCCAGGAACACAGTTACCAGATGGGACACCATTTGAAGAGGCTGTAGAAACCATGTACGGTCTATGGGTTGCACAAATCCTCGCAGTTATGATTGCTTACATGGCTTCAAAAACTAGATTACTATCAGCAATAAAGCAGTTGAGGAATCTAATTAGAGCAGGACAATTAGGTCTTGCGGCCACAGGTGTAGGTGCAATACCATCTATAGTAAGCATGTTGGTAACAGAAGTAGGATTTCAATTGGCAATGGCGGCACTTGCCAGTCCTTGGGTACAGAGAAAACTTGCCATGTGGGTGTTGAGTTATGGAACTGACACTTGGGCAAGTGCAGGATTGCAAATAATTGGTGGAACCACAGTAGCCGCGGCAAATGCTGTAAATGCTGTTACAGGTTTGGATTTTGATTTATTGGATACACTAGGTGTTAGAGATGCGGCTGGTGCAGGATTTACCAAGAGAAGTTATTCAGCAGAAGGTGCAAAAGGAACTGCTTATGCTTCAAGTGAATGGGCAAAGTTGGTATTCCAAGATTTATTATTTCCGCCAGGCACAGATGCAGAGGACCTGTTGGTTCCTTATATCAATAAAAACCAAAGACAACTGTTGCTTGATGAGTTGTTTGGTAGCACAATGCAAAACAACATGGCAGATCAACAAGACGATGAAACTTTAGATGCCATGGGAGATTTAGATATAGAACCTGTTTCAACTCCTGGATTGCCTGCTGATCCTGATGCACGACCTGGACCGCAATGATTGGTATAGTTTACTCGTTGATAGCGGACAATACGTTACATGGCACAGCACATTGTCCACACAGATGCTTTCATAGAACCGAGCCGTTGTGTAGAACAGCACCAGAACAATCAAAACATTTAGACAATAGTTGTCCTTTGCGAAAAGCAAAGAATAATATTTTACGTAAATTGTTTGGCGATTTTTAAATTAATGGTAGTCGTGAATTTTTAGTATTTTCAATGTTATCTTTGATTAATTTACCAATTATTTCGTGGTCTTCAAGATCAGTATCGTACATCAAGTCAGCATAAGAACTACCGCCTCTTAGATACCAACTCATACGATAGCAGTTATCTTTAATTTGTTTGATTTCATTTTCGTATTCTTGGGCTAACGCCTCGACTTCAGCGTCATTAAGAGACGTTAGCCTAATGCGAAAAAATCAGATTGATCCAAACTTACATTGAGTGTGTGTTCTGCTTCACAACTTTCACACTTGACATCATGTGTCATAGATGCCCAGTCGTTGATATTTTTTTCAATAGTTTGTTTTACTTTATTAAAATACACACGGTCGTTGTTTTCAAAGAAATCAAAAATTTCTTTTTTATCTTCTTCCGTTTCGCCATCAACAACTATAGATTTCACTGATGATAACATTGTATCCAAACTCAATTGAGCAATTTCTTTATATGACCCGTCTAATAATTCTTCTTGTTTTGCTTCATCATCTTTGTAGTTGGTTAACACATAATTGATGCTACGTCTAAGTTGCATCAATCTTTTTTGATTTGCAGTATTCTCTTTATAAGTTAAAGGGCGTAAATAAAAAGTAAAATTGTCAAGTGTTACAGTATCAGTATAAACTTTTCCTGCATAATGGTCTATATATTTGCTCAAAGGAACTGCATAAGTGTTGTCTGCATTACAACTTGGACATGGATTAGTAACATTCATATCTGGACCATAAGATGCAATTCTAATTGCAACCAATACAGTATCAATGTCAATCATAGGCATACTCCATGGATCTAGAATTGCTGGAATGCAACTTTTAATTACATTAGCAGTACTTTCTCCATTGAATAATGCATCAGGAGTTTTGAATAAAACTTCATCATTTGCTGTCATACTAAAGACAGATAAATTACTATGACTACCATTGTGAAGTGTATCCTTAGGATACCATTTGCCTTGACTTGGTAAATCTATTTGAATCTTAGGCTGTCTTCTGTATTTTTTTAAAGGACTTTCAGTTACAGTCATGTATATTTTCCTTAGATAAATACTTTATATACGTGTATTTATATCCAATAATATAGGAGTTTTATTAATATGGCGGAAGATACCGGAATCCTAAGTTCTTTAACTCAAGAAGCAAAAGGTGCGGCAAGTGCGGCATTAGGACTAGCCGGTAACCTGTTGAGTGGTAGCCAGTCAATCAGTGCATATAGTCAAGCACTTGAAACAAACACCAAAATACTAGGAACATTTGGTAAGGCTGTAAATGGTTTAGTAAAATTTGCAGAAGGTAGTTTAGGAGAGTATCAACAGTTAACACAACTTGGTGCTACTTTTGGTGCTCAAATGGCTGATATAAAAATAGCCGCGGCTGAAATGGGCATGGAAGTAAAAGATATGACTGAATTTTTTCTTAAAAATAAAGATTCCATGAGAGGTTTTGGCGGAACAGTAGAACAAGGTACACAAACATTTAGAAATTTTAGCAAAGGATTTTTAGATGATAGTGCAGGATTCTCAAATAGATTACGTATGATGGGATATAATGTTGGAGATATAAATGAATCACTAGCACTTTTTGGAGAACTTCAAGAAGCAAGCACTTTACAAAATCAATTAGCAAACGGAACTGCTAATAAGGCGGCGTACGAAATGGCAACTTCTATGGATGCATTAGCAAAACTCACTGGAAAACAAAAAGATGAGATTGCCGCCGAAATGAGAGAAAGAAGAAGGCAAGGTAATGTACAGGCATTCTTAATGGGCCAAAGTGAAAAAGGAGCAATGGCTTTTCAAAAAGCAACACAAGAAATAAGTTCAACAATGGGTCCTAATGTAGCAAAACTATTTGAAGAACTTACAATAATAGGTGCTCCTGTATCAGACTCAAGTAAATTACTAATGTCCACATTAGGTGATGCTGGTGTTGAACTGGAAAAACTTTCGTCTCAATATAGTCAAGCCAACAAAACTGGTGACTTCTCTGCTTTTGATAGCCAAATGTCAAGAACACAAGGTAGTGTTATGCAAAGATTAAAAGATGAGGACTTCAGATCAATCGCAATGCTAGGTAATATTAATAATGTTACAGCCGGTGTTGGAGACCTATATGAATCTACTTTTGATTTTAGACAAGCAACTGATGCGGCCGCACAAGGTGCACAAGATCTAAGTACAGTGATTGAATCTATGAAAGAAACTGCACGATCTCAACAAGAAGCACAACAAAATGCTGAAGGACTAATAAAAGAAACTGTTGCTATGCAAGAACAAATTAGAAAAACAGTAATTGCAGTACAAACAGAAGCAATGAAACGTTTAGAACAATTAGGAACAGCGGCTATAAAAGATGTAAGAAACGTAATAGGTAGTACAGATATTGCCGCAGGTGTACAAGATGCATTGAATAAAGTTTTTACTGGAATAGAAGATGCACAAAGATCTGCTGTTGATCCAATGGGAATTTTTGATGCTGTACAGCAAGCAATGATAGAAGCAGATGAAGTAAATTTAAATGATGAATCTGCCGCACAAGCGGCACAAGAACTTGGAGCAAAGGTTGATGATTTAAATAAACAGCAAACTGATGGTATCCAAAAATTAGTAGATGAAAATTATAGAATTGCAGAATTAGAAGCACAACGAGATGAGATGATTTCTCAAGGAAATTTTGAAAGAGCCGCTGAATTAAGTCAAAAAATGGAAGCATTAAAAGAAGAATTAAAAGCATCATTTATTGAAGGACAAAAATTTACTGCCGCGAGGATTGCAGAGTTTCAAAGGGCTACAGCCTCTGGTAAAAGATATACTAGAGGATTTGATACTGGAGGCTATTTAGGATCAGGACAAGTAGGTATGGTTGGAGAATATGGTCCAGAATTTATTAGTGGCCCAGCAAACATAATGAGTAGAATTAAATCTGCAAAAGCATTGGATAATTTAACAAGTAGAAGTGTAGACAATAGGCAACAGGCAATGAATGCTACATCAATGCCAGGAAGTGAATTGATAAATGCAATTAATAAACAAACTTCTGAAGTAGTCAATGGTTTAGAGCATCTTACAAGAATAAACAGTAACCAATTAAGTGTGCAAGAAAAAACTAAGAAAAGAGTTGGTAATTTGCAAGGAAATAGATTAAGAGGCGTACATGCTAACTCTTGACAAGTATCATTTAATTTGTTATAATAAACATAATTAGATAAGTATTATATAATAGGAAGAACATATGAGTTGGAAAAAATATTTTACCCCAGTTCCAACAGGGAATAATACGCAAGGAAGTTATAGTCCGTTTTCAAATACACGTACCGGTCAAGGTATGGGACCTGCGGCTAGTAACTATAGTTCACATTTACCAGATGTATATGTAGGTTCTCCTAATCGTATTGAAAGATATAATCAATACAATACAATGGATAGCGATAGCGAAGTAAATGCGGCATTAGATATCCTTGCTGAATTTTGCACACAGGAAAATGATACTAACACTACAAATTTTAATATAGACTTTAAAGGCACGCCTAGTAGTAGTGAAGTAAAAATATTGAGTGAATACCTAAGACAATGGTGTAAATTAAATCAATTTGAAACTAGAATGTTTAGAATAATTAGAAATGCATTTAAGTATGGAGATCAATTTTTTATTAGAGATCCAGAAAATAAAAAATGGTTTCATGTTGATCCTAGTCAAGTAACAAAAATTATTGTAAACGAAAGCGAAGGAAAAAGACCTGAGCAATATGCTATTAAAAATTTAAATTTCGCATTTGGAGCATTAGAAGCAACTCCTTTAAATCAAGCAAATAGTTATGGTCCAGGCGGCACGACAAAAGGATATCAAACAGTTGATAGACAATATGGCACAGGCGGACAAAATAATACACCAAGTGCTAATACAAGTAGATTTCAAAACGAAAGTAATGAAATCTTTGTAGATGCTAATCATGTTGTACATTTAAGTATGAGTGAAGGATTAGATCAAAATTATCCATTTGGAAATAGTTTGCTTGAAAGTATTTTTAAAGTTTATAAACAAAAAGAATTACTTGAAGATGCTATTATAATTTATAGAGTGCAAAGAGCACCTGAAAGAAGAGTATTCTACGTTGATGTGGGTAATTTACCTTCACATTTAGCAATGCAATTTGTTGAAAGAGTAAAAACGGAAATACATCAAAGACGAATCCCATCCAAGACAGGTGGTGGAACAAATGTCATAGACTCATCATATAATCCACTGTCAATTAATGAAGATTACTTTTTTCCACAAACTGCTGAAGGTCGTGGATCTAAAGTAGAAACATTACCTGGAGGTACTAATTTAGGTGAAATTGATGATCTTAGATATTTTACTAACAAATTGGTTCGTGGCCTGCGTATTCCTTCAAGTTATCTGCCTACAGGTGCAGATGATGGAGCAAGTCAATATAATGATGGACGAGTAGGCACAGCATATATTCAAGAATTAAGATTTAATACATATTGTAAAAGACTACAAAGTATGTTACAAGAAGTCTTTAATGCTGAATTCAAATTATATCTTCACGAGAAAGGTGTAAATTTAGATCATAGCATGTTTAATATAAGTTTACAACCTCCAAAGAATTTTGCAAGTTATAGACAAGCAGAATTAGACAATAATAGAATAAGCACTTTTTCACAAATGGCGGCAATTCCTTATATGTCTAATAGGTTTGCATTGAGTAGATTTTTAGGATTAAGTGAAGAAGAAATAAAAGAGAACGAACGCATGTGGCGTGAAGAAAATGAAGAAAATTTACAACCATTTGAACAAGATGTATCAGCAGAAATGAGGGGAGCCGGTATCGGCGGAGGTGATATAGCGGCTGATCTAGAAGGTATAGAAACGGAAGGAGAAGGCGCAGAAGGCGGAATAACTGCTGGTGAAGGAACACCACCTGATACAGTAACTGGTACAGAACTCGGAACAACCCCACCGGGAACGGAACAAACAATATAAATACAATATGATACTTAGAGAACTATATTATTTTGACGATCAACTAAAAGAACCTGTAGAAGATCTTCGCTATGAAGAAGGAGAAGATGATAGTGTTCTTGACAAAGATGATACTCGCAAGTCTCGATTGACTTTAAAAGCAATTAATCGGGCAAGAAAAGCCAGTGAAGCACATAAGGAAGAAGCAGAGAAAGACCTACATTATATAAGACAAATGTATGGACTTGCCGCACAACAAGCCGCCGCGGCTGTATAATGTCAAACAAATATGCTTTTGTTCTCGGGAACGGTGTTAGCCGTAAACCAATCAACTTAAATCGTTTAAAAGAAATTGCTCCTATATATGGCTGTAATGCTTTGTATAGAGAGTTTGCTCCTGACTATTTAATAGCAGTAGATACAAAAATGATTAAAGAAATAACATTAAATGATTATCATAAAAGGCATACTGTTTGGACAAATCCTAATAATATGACTAATCAAATAGAAGGTTTGCACATATTTAAACCCAATAAAGGCTGGAGTAGTGGACCAACTGCTTTATGGCTTGCAAGTGAACATAGTTACAATTCGATTTATATTTTAGGATTTGATTATCAAGGATTAGGGCATAATAAAGAAGAAGTGAATAATATATATGCAGGAACTGACAATTACAAAAGAACTAATGATAAAGCAACGTATTATGGAAATTGGACTAGGCAAACAATGATGGTTGCAAACAACTATCCTAAAATAAGATATGTTAGAGTTGTTGCTGAAGGCGACTACTTTATACCTGATCATTTAAAGGATATACAAAATATTAGTCATATAACAGTACCTGAATTCCGTAAAAAATTCAAAGTAAAGTAAAAAAATCTTAAAATACGCCGTTTTGACCCTATTTTAAGCGTATATTTTCCAAAAAGTGTAAATATAATAGACAGCCTTGTAACATTAATATAAAGGAGATAAACAATGACTGATCGAAGCAAATTTGAAGAAATGCTTGAGCATCTTGTTAATGAAGACAGATCTAAAGCAGAAGAAATCTTCCACGATATTGTAGTGGAAAAATCAAGAGAAATTTATGAAAATCTACTTGCAGAAGAAAATGATGAAGAAGTAGATGAAGCAACTGATGAAGAAGTGGATGAAGCAACTGACGAAGAAGTGGATGAAGCAACAGACGAAGAAGTAGACGAGTCTGAAGAAGTTGAAGAAGCAACTGATGAAGAAGTTGAAGAAGCAACAGATGAAGAAGTTGAAGAAGCAACAGCAGATGATGCAGAAGTAGAAGAAGGTGTAATTGAAGCCGACCCTGCTGATGATATGATGGGTGACGTTGCTATGGATATGGACTCAGATGATGATGCTGATGACATGGGAATGGACGACGAAGGCGGAGATGTTGAAGACAGAGTAGACGATCTTGAAGCAGAATTAGAAGCACTTCGTGATGAATTCGCAAAAATTATGGACGATGCAGAAGGCGGAGACGATGATGAAGGCGATATGGATATGGATGACGAAGGTGATATGGACATGGATATGGACATGGATAAAGAAGAAGAATCCGTTATTCCAATGGAAGCATCAGATGAAGAAGTTGAAGAAGCAACTGATGAAGTTGAAGAATCAACTGAAGGTAAATCAAATGCAGAAATTATGCGTGAATACACAAACAAAGTTACTGCAAAAATGGGTGACAATGGTGCTAATACCAAATCACCAGTAGCAAGTGCAAATGATATGGGCGGTTCAGCAGGTAACATTGCACAAGGTGCTGATGAAAAAGGCGGTTCAGCAGACAAACCTAAAGAAGATACAGCAGGAAACGTAAATGTTCCTGGTGGTAGTGCCTCAAAAAGTATGAAGGCACAACCTGGTCATGGCGCTGAAAAGAAGTCAAAACCAGAGAACGCTGATAACAAAAAAGCAGTTATTGGCAATTAAGGACTAAAGGATGCAAGTTTCACTTAACGAACATTTAAGTTTCGACCAGGCTAAAATTGTAGTTGAGTCTGCCAACGAGGGTAAAGACCTTTTTATGAAAGGTATTTGCATTCAAGGTGGAGTACGTAACGCAAATCAGCGTGTATATCCCGTTGAAGAAATTGGCAGGGCTGTCACCACGCTCAACGAGCAAATTAATGGTGGTTACTCAGTATTAGGTGAAGTCGATCATCCAGAAGGTCTTAATATCAATTTGGATCGTGTTAGTCATATGATTACTGAAATGTGGATGGACGGACCAAATGGATATGGTAAGTTAAAGGTTTTACCAACTCCGATGGGCTCTCTAGTAAAAACCATGCTTGAAAATGGTGTAAAACTAGGAGTCTCATCGCGAGGCAGTGGAAACGTTAACGAAGACGGATCAGGGCAAGTATCAGATTTTGAAATTATTACGGTAGACGTTGTAGCACAACCTAGTGCTCCAGGCGCCTATCCAACACCGATTTATGAACACCTTATGAATACCAAAGGAGGTTATAAGGCGTTCCTAACAGCAAGGGAAATATCAGGCGACACTAAGGCACAAAAATTCATAGCAAACTCTATTAAAAATATAATAGACGGGCTTAGTTAAGGAGAAGAGCATGCTAGATACACTAAAGTCACTCTTCGAAAACAATGCAATTTCAGAAGAAATGAAAACTGAAATAGAAGAAGCATGGAATGCCAAAATTAAGGAAAACAGGCTTGCTGTAACAGCAGAACTGAGAGAAGAATTTGCACAAAAGTATGAGCATGATAAGTCAACTATGGTTGATGCAATCGACAACATGCTGAGTGAAAAACTTCAATCCGAGATGACGGAATTCCAAGAAGATCGCAAACAACTTGCTGAAGCAAAAGCAAAGTATGCGATTGCTATGCGTGAAAATGCAAATCTTTTAAAAGATTTTGTAATGCAACATCTAGGAAAGGAAGTAAAAGAACTACGAATAGATCAAAAAGCAGGACACGATAAGTTGATTGCTCTAGAAGAGTTTGTAGTTGAATCTCTTTCGAAAGAACTTGCAGAGTTTTATGAAGATAAAAAGGACCTTGCCGAAACAAAAGTACGCTTAGTACGTGAAGGCAAAGCACATATTAATAAAGTTAAAAAAGACTTTGTTGAGAAAAGTGCGAAATTAGTGTCAGAAACAGTAGGAAATGGACTCAAAAAAGAGATCACTGCCTTAAAAGAAGACATTGATAAAGCACGAACAAATGACTTTGGCCGTAAAATATTTGAAGCATTTGCGGCAGAATATGGTAATTCATATCTAAATGAAAAATCAGAAACTGCAAAACTACTGAAACTTGTTGACGTAAAAGAAAAACAAGTATCAGATGCAAAAGTTACAGCGGCAAAAGCAATGAAACTTGCTGAAGCAAAAGCCGAAGAAGTTAAGAAAATTAACGAGGCAGTTGCTCGCAAAGATAAAATTAACTCTTTAATTGCTCCTTTGAGCAACGATCAAAAAGAGATAATGAAAGATTTACTGGAATCAGTACAAACTGGACGTTTACAAACACAGTTTGACAAATACCTACCATCAGTTATTGATGGAAAGAGTCCAGCAAAGCAGAAGGCACCATTAACAGAGGCAAAAGAAGTAACAGGCAACAGAAATAATGTAGTAGAAACAGACAAGACTAATGATGAGAACGTAGTTGATCTTCGGCGTCTTGCAGGATTAAATTAAGGAGATACCTATGTCAGAACTACTAGAAAGTCGCTGGCAGGACACAAAAACAGCACTTCTTGAAGGCCTTCAAGGCACAAAGAAAAGCGTGATGGGTGCAACTCTAGAAAATACTCGCAAGTATTTGTCGGAGGCCGCAACCGCGGGTGCTACTTCTGCCGGTAATATCGCAACTCTTAACAGAGTTATCCTACCCGTTATCAGACGTGTAATGCCAACAGTGATTGCAAATGAAATCGTTGGTGTTCAACCGATGACTGGACCAGTGGGTCAAATCCACACATTGAGAGTACGCTACTCAGACACAGTAGGCTCAGGCGCAAGCGGAGCAACTGCTGGTGAAGAAGCACTTTCACCATTCAAAATTGCTGAAGCATATTCTGGAGACGGAACTAATGCACCAGCAAATACTGCATCACTCGAGGGTAGTGCAGGAAATAAACTAAGCATTCAGATCTTGAAGCAAACTGTTGAAGCGAAAACTCGTAAGTTGAGTGCTCGTTGGACATTTGAGTCAGCACAGGATGCTCAGTCACAGCATGGTATTGATGTTGAAGCGGAAATTATGGCCGCTCTAGCACAAGAAATTACTGCTGAAATCGACCAAGAGATCCTTGCATCTCTTAATACCTTAGCAGGCACAGCCGCTGAGACTTACAATCAGGCCGCAGTAAGCGGTACTGCAACCTTTGTTGGTGACGAGCATGCGGCTCTCGCAGTTCAAATCAACAGAGCAAGCAACTTGATTGCTCAGCGTACAAGAAGAGGCGCAGGTAACTGGGCTGTTGTAAGTCCATTTTCACTTACTATTCTTCAGTCTGCAACAACTTCAGCATTTGCTAGAACAACTGAAGGAACTTTTGAAGCACCAACCAATACTAAATTTGTTGGTACATTAAACAACGCAATGAGAGTATATGTGAATACATATGCCGCAGACGGAACTGCTGTACTTGTTGGCTATAAAGGCTCAAGTGAATCAGATGCCGCCGCGTTCTACTGCCCATACATTCCATTAATGTCAAGCGGTGTTGTGTTGGATCCTTCAACATTCGAACCAACTGTGTCGTTTATGACTAGATATGGTTATGTTGAACTTTCAAATACCGCATCATCTTTGGGTAATGCGGCTGACTACCTAGCAAAAGTAGACATTACTAACGGTAATGTTTCCTTCTCATAAGAGGTAGCAATACGAATTAAAATAGGCCCTTCGGGGCCTATTTTTTTTTATCTTTTTTTAAAAAAAAGGTTGACCTTCATATAATATTTTGCTATAGTATAAACATAGTTAGACGACGGTCTAGTTAGAGTAGTGCAAGGAAACGTGTCTTACCAAGAGGCATAACTTGATTGCTTAGGCGTGGTAGCCAGGTTCAAAGTTTAGCG